AATGACAACAAATTACGCGAGAAGAAATGACCGTGGCCAGGCCAATCAGCCTGATGAGAAACCCAAACCAAAGTTACAGATAAGTGATCGAACTTCACTATTGTTTTACCGTTCTACGTTTTTGCTAGAAGGTGATGCAGTTGTTGAGATGAAAGCTTTTCTTGAGAAATTTTGTCCTGTCCCAACCCAGAAAGATGGAGAAGTGTTTTACAATGGCAATGAACGCGAACACAGCCATCCATTTGGAGCAACCCTACGAAACTTCTTTTATCATCTATCCTTCCTAAAGTATATGCGCAGTGGAAAGATTTTTGATATTGGAGTGCAGAAAGTGCGTCTAGCTAGTGCGATAGACCATGATGGAGACGACTTCGCAGTTCGCTGTGGAGGTTGTAACCCTGCTATTGGCCCTTTGGCTTATATTCGTGATGCGGAAGCACCAATTGTGTATGGAGCTGGAATTTGCGCTTGTGCTGCAGGTGGGAAAGAAATTCCACACTGCAACATTTGCAATCCCGCATTGTACCAACATGCTCTTTCTGTGGATTCTGCTTATTACCCTGGAGTAATAGACAGATTTACCCTACATAGATCAGGCTTTATGGTCTTCTATGATTTCAAACAATCGGCTGAGAGTGGTTCCACTTTCAATAATGAGGCCTACTTTTACAAGGAAGACAATATTGTCACCTTTGATGTTAAAGGTAATGCTGCCCCATATGTTCATGGTATAATAAATACATCACCCAGCGGAAACTGGGTATACAAGTACGATGATGTTGCATTGTTGTGTCAAACAATCAACTCTATCCGAAATGGTGATGTTCGTTATATCATGGTCAAGGTGTGGTCGATCCCAAAGCAACATTGGGCAACACCTACGGAACCAGTATTGAAAGTCGAAACCTTTGAAACAGTTTTTGTGCAACCTACTTTTGCTCCTAAGGTTGAGGACTTCCCTGTTGAAGGCGTCCTCCATAGTGAGCCTTTGTTAGACTTAAACCCTGTGGTAGATCTGACTAGCATTATCCTTCAAGAACAAAGTGAGCCTGTGGCTCTGCCCGAATTTGAGAAATATGTTGTTGAAGATGCTGCTATACCTATTATTCCGGTTAGGAACACTGTGTTCCTCGATACATTGAAGCGAAACCTGACCCCATTCGGAAATCCACAACCCAAGACGTTTGCGCCACGACCACGTGCTGCAAGTTTTGAGTTGGTAGAAAATCCAGATTTGGAGAGACAGCTTCCCCGTATGCGATTGATGCTAGGCGCGTCCGTACTGGATACTTCAATCATCGATGAACACTTTGTTCCTAGGGAGGGAAAACCAGGAGCACTATTGGACTTTCAGAAATATGAGAAGGATGATCCTACTCTAAGAATGGCCGAACTTAAGTTCAAACAAATGTTAGGAGCCAATCAGATTGTTTTAGATTTCGAAAGAAGGAAACAAACTGATTCTGGCAACTGGCCTGAGTTGAGACAAATGTTAGACTATTATTTTAGAAGTAAGCACACCCACGTTTTTGAGAGGTATTACAAGGACTTAACGACCTCAAAGAGATTGTCTTACGTCACACTGCAGGTTAATGACTATAAGTGGCTCATATGGAAGAATCGCAGAGCTGCTTGTGCCCCCACGGCATATGTCAAAGTCATGTACAATGCATTAGGCGTTAAAGAGCTAGGTAAATCTATTGAATTGTGTATTAGGAAAGTGCAAAACGATAATGCTAATTCAATGGATAGTGGCGTGCTTATAGAGGCTGCCATAATAGCGGAGTTCATCCTTCGATCCGAAAGGAATCGTTTGGAGAAATTCAGAGCTGTGACTTTCAAGTAGGGATTCGAGAGAGGGATAGAGAAGAGGTTGTGGATGATGCCTTCTTCATGTGTTACAGTACCTACTAGGCTCGACCCTGTGAGCAACAGAGGTATTGTTGACCCTAAGTTTAAGCTTAGGGGACCTTATGCGAATGGATTGAGTTCTACTCATTGCGATTGCAAAGAAGGACACATTGGAGCTGTGCAAATATTCCCTCTGTTAACTTATGCTGGTTGGACAACTCCAACCGTCAAACACCATTGCCCCCGAACTGCTGCTGCTGCCGCTCTCAGAGCGTGTAGCAATAGGGTGTCGCCTGATCCTAAAATGTTTGCTGATTACAGTGAATGGTTTAGGACAGACTTCAGTCCCTGGGTTCTAGGAGGCCTCGACCAAGAAGATGTTGTTGTCGACTTCGAAACTTGGTTACAGAAAGATGGTTTTGATGAGCAGTATAGGACTAAGATGCGCCGAGCAGCGGATCCTGAGTACCTGACCCATAATGTTAACGGAGAGTACGATGCATTTGCTAAGATAGAAATGCAGTTCACTGAAGTTCCAGATTGTGAGAAAGAGACACCTGCAAATGAAGTCAAAGAGCGTCAAATTTGCGGGCCTAAAGATGG